CACTTGATAAAGTAATCGTCAATTCCTATCAAAATCTCATAGTGCAAAAAATTACTATAATGCAAAGTAGAGCAGAGCTTCATTGTATCCAAGATACAGGAGAACTAAAAAAGTCAATAGACACAAAAAAGAAACTGAAAAAAGCACTAGGAGATGAAAATGACGACACCAAACAAATACAAGGGTGAGATAAAAGAAAGACTCGGAGATAAAGAAAGAGTTTTTAAACTTACCTTTGATTCAATAGTAAATATTGAAACAAGGACTGGTAAATCAATAATGGATATTACCAATCAAATAGCAATAAACAAATATGCAATGAAAGATATTGTTATTGTTCTTCATGAGGGTTTAATTTCAACTGGTTTAAAAATAACACAGCCATCAGTTGGTGATATGATTATGCAATCAGGTTTAGTAAAATCCTCTTTGATCGCCGCAAACCTTTTGACAACAATATTTACTGGTGAACAAAGTGAAGATGAAGATTCCCCTTTAGAACAGGGGGAGAACGAACAACAAAGTACCCAATCCAAAAATACCTAGAAATAGGACTTGGAGCATTAAGATTCTCCCCTAATATATTTTGGGCATTAACACCTAGAGAATTTTTATCAGCACTTACAGGATTTAATTTGACTAGAGGTGGAAAGAATAATACACCTGTCAATAGAAGTGAAATGGAAGAATTAATGAGGAGATTTCCTGACTAATGGCAACAAATATAAATACAATACGAGTTACACTAGAGGCAAATGCTAAAGGTCTAAAACAGCAAGTTGATTCTAGTAAAAAGAAACTTCAACAGTTTCAAAAGACTACAAAAGGTGTTTCATCTGGACAGAAAAGGTTTCAGGAAAATTTAAGAAACACAGCAGGTGCAATAGCGGCAGTACAAGGACCATTAGGACCAGTAGCAGGTAGAATATCATCAATTGGTGCAATTATAGGTAGAGTAAATCCTTTAACTTTAGGTCTTTTAGGAGCATTCACACTAGCAGGAGTTGCATTTGGGAAGTTTGTATCAGCAGGTGCAAAAGCAGAATCACAAGCACTTAAATTAGAAGCTATATTAAAAGCTACAGGTGGAGCGGCACAACAAACAAGTTCTGATATAGAAAATCTAGCACAATCTATTGGTATAAATACTTTAGCAAGTGTTCAAGGTGCAAGAGATGCAGCAGGTGTTTTACTTACATTTAAATCAATATCAGGTGATACATTTGGTGAGGTGCTAAAATTATCACAAGATTTAGCGGCAGTTGGTTTTGGAAGTATAAATACAGCGGCACTTCAACTTGGTAAAGCATTAGAAGAACCTGAAATAGGTCTTTCAGCTTTGCGTAGAGTAGGTGTTTCATTTTCTGAACAACAAAAAGAACAAATCAAAGTTTTATCATTAACTGGAAGACAAGCTGAAGCACAGGCACTTATTATAAAAGCATTAAAAGAACAAGTAGGTGGAGCTGGTGCAGGAGCGGCTGGTGGTTTAGCAGGTGCTTTTGATACTTTAGGTGAAAGAATTACATTATTTTTTGAAAAAGCAGAATTAGGACAATCAATTGTAAAAGGATTAACAACTGTAATTAATTTTCTATCTGATGCTTTAGGTGGATTTATACCAGAAACAACAGTATTTGCTGATAACATAAAAGAACTTAAAATAAATTTTAATGCAACTGAAAAAGAAATAAAGAAAAATAAAAATTCAATTGATGACCTTGAAAAAACTATAAAAAAGCTCAAAGGTGCAAATCAAAGAAAAATTGCAGATTTAAGAGTAGAACAAGAAGAACTTCAAAAAACAAATGTATCATTAAAAGCTGACAATGAAGTAAGAAAAGAAAAAATAAAACTACTTTCAGCAGAGAAAGAGGCAATCAATAAAGCTTCAGATTTAGCAGATAAAAGTATTGAGAAAATAACAAGACAAACAGAAAGAGAAGTTGAACTTGCACAAGCTAGAGGTAAGGAAAATAAATTTTTACAATTAAGAAATAAATTAGAAGATCAATTAAGAAGTAAACTTGGTGAAAGTGAAGCGGCAACAGAAGCTGTAAATAAACAATTAGAAGAAAATAAAAATAAACTTTTAGATTTAGCTATAGCAAACCATAATGCAAAACTAGCTATTAGAGAAAGAAGAAGTGAAGAGGAAGCAGACCAAAAAACATCAAGAGATAACAAAAGAGAAATTGAAGATTTAAAAGCAACAGCAAAACAAAGAGCTGTACTGATAGCTTTGAGACAAGAAGAAGATAGACTAAGACAAGTTTTTGCTGATGAACCAAATAGAGAGGCTCTTGTAAATTTTGAATTAGCAAAAAGAAAAGATATTATAGTAGAAAACACAGAAGCATTTTTTGAACAAACTAAAAAACTTAAAGAGCTGAATCAAATTGCAGAGGGTATTGGAGGTGCATTTGAATCAGCAGGGAGAAAAATTACTGATGCTTTTGTAGAGGGTAAAACAGCTAGTTTAGATTTTAAAGATATTTTAAGAGCTCTTTTGATAGATATTCAAAAAACAATAATTCAAGTTTTGATTTTAGATCAAGTTAAACGAGCAGTCACAGATGCTTCTGCAAGATTCTTACCATCAATATTTGGTGGAGGAAAGGCAACTGGTGGTGCTGTACAATCTAATCAGCCAACTTTAGTTGGTGAAAGGGGTCCTGAATTATTTGTTCCTAGAACAGCAGGAAGTATTGTTCCAAGTAGTCTTACGCCAGGTGCATTATCTGGAGGTGGTTCTGTTGTAATAAATCAAAATTTAAACTTTGCACTTGGAGTAACAAGTACAGTTAGAACAGAAATAGCAAACTTACTTCCTACAATTCAACAATCAACAATTACAGCAGTTGCAGATGCTAAATTAAGAGGTGGTAAATTTGCAAAGGCATTTGGAGGATAATTATGGCAGTTTTTACACCATCATACCCATTAACACTACCAACAGTCATTGGAGTACAAACACAAAGATTTGCATTAGTTAGAACAGTTGCAGTTTCTACAAGTCCATTCACAGGTCAAGATCAAGTTGTTCAACATGAAGGAGAATATTGGACAACTCAAATTAAATTTCCACCAATGTTAAAAGATAAAGCGGCAGTTATTATTGCTTTTCTTTTACAATTAAGAGGTAGAAGAGGAACTTTTCAGATAGGTGATCAAGATAGAAAATCTATTCAAGGCGTTGCTACAGGAACTATTAGAGTAAATGGAGCTTCCCAAACAGGTAATCAGGTTGCACTTGATGGTTTTGCAAATAGTACAAATAATGTTTTTAAAGCTGGTGATTACATTCAAATAAATTCATATCTTTATATGGTAACAGAAGATGTAAATAGCAATTCTTCTGGTGAAGCAAATGTTAAAATAGAACCTGCATTAAGACAAGGTATTGAAACTATAGCTGATGATGCAACAGTTACATACACAAACACAAAAACTATTATGAGATTAGATAGTAATGAAACTGGTTGGGATACAGATCAGGTAAGTAAATATGGAATAAGTTTATCAGCAACAGAGGCGTTGTAATGAAAGAAAAATTAAAAAAACTTAATAAACTACAAAAATATGCTCAAAAATTGAGAGATCAAAGATTTAGTACATATAAATATATAAAAGATTTAAAATCTGATTTAAGTTATGAAAATGAAATACTAATAGATATGAGAGAAAGAAATGAAAAAAAGTAATCTTAATGTAAGTAGTGAATCAGGTATTTCTATGCCTTTGAAAAACCTAATTTCAATTGTGACAGCAGTTGCAATAGGAGTATGGGCATATTTTGGTATAGTTGAAAGATTAAATATACTTGAGTCAGATAACAAACTTATGCACAAAGATTTAGAAAAAGCTGTAGAATTTTCAATAAAATGGCCCAGAGGAGAATTAGGAAGTCTTCCAGCAGATAGTGAACAATTTTTATTAATTGAAGATTTGATAAAAGATGTTGAAGATATTCAAGAGGAATTGAAAGAATCAAGACACAATGCAACTAATATTATGAGACTTCAAAAGGATGTTGAAAGACTTATGAATCAATTAGAAGCATTGAAAGATAAAGTTAGAGCAAATGGAGGACACCAATGATTGAAGTTGTAGTAGCACTTATTATGTATTTAGATGGTTCAATGATTGAACATACATACAAAAACAAAATGTCAGCTTGTTTAAAATCAAAAAGAATAGCTGAAAGAGAAGTAAATCCACAATCTGTAAGATTTGCTTGTAAAAAAGTAAAAGCAGAAACAGAAATATATTTAGGATCAAAAAAAATACTTAAAATACTGGAGGATTAATGGCAAGAAGTGTAACAACTGCTTTTAATAATGCTATTGTAAGTCAGGTTGTAAGACCACTACTTGCATGTGAATTAGAATTTAGTACAGGAACATTAAGATTTTGGAATGGTTATGGTGATCTTACTATGACAGCAGGTGGCTCATCCAACACATTTACAGGTTTAGGTGATTTGATAGGTGTAAGTGCAATATCAGAATCAGATCAAGTAGAGGCTATTGGTGCAACATTGAGTTTAACAGGAATAAAATCAAGCATTATATCAGCGGCTTTAAGTGCTAATTATACAAATAGAAATGCAAGTATTTTTTTAGGTTTGTTTGATACAAACAAGTCAGTAATTTCTGATGTATATACTTTGTTTAAAGGTAAAATGGATATAATGAAAATAGATGAGGGTCCTGAATCAGCAACAATAGTTTTAAGTTTAGAGAATAGATTGATTGCTTTAGATAGATCAAAAGAGAGAAGATACACACATGAAGATCAACAATTAAGTTTTTCAGGTGATAAGGGTTTTGAATTTGTACCTGATTTACAAGATAAAGAAATAATTTGGGGTAAAAAAACTTCATAATGAGAATAGATAATTGGGATACAAAACTGGCAAATTATGTTGCAAAACATGCAGAGGGAAAATTTATACGAGGTAAAACTGATTGTGTTACATTTGTTGTAAATGCTATAGAACTAATTACAGGTAAAAAGGTTTTTGATACAGAAT